TTTTCAGTCGATCCAGGGGGAGGGCGCCTATGCAGGAACAGTTGCAACGTTTATTAGATTTGCTGGATGTAACCTCCAGCCCCCCTGTTCCTTTTGTGATACAAAATATGCACAATCTGGTTTTTCTGGAAAGCAGATGTCTGTTGATGATATCGTTAAGGAAGTTGCAAAGTTCAACTCCCATCTGGTTGTGTTAACAGGAGGAGAACCACTAGCTCAGCCTTTTGACGAGTTGAAAGAGTTGGTTGCAAGATTCTACGAGGATCAGCAGATTGAAGTCGTTGCGATTGAGACAAACGGTACAATCGATTTCTCAGACGATGCGTTTGATTGTAGCACTTGGATTACAGTTTCTCCAAAGCGAGAGGTTTTGTTTAGAACTCGAGGAGATGAGCTAAAGCTTCTTTATGATGGGACGCAGAATCTAGAGATCTATGAGAAGATGAGTTTCGACGAATATTATCTTCAACCCATCCTTCCAAACTCTACGTCCTTCTTTGAAGACTCAAAAGAGGTACAAGCAGAAGCGTTGAAAGCATATTCAATCACGATTGATGCTTTGAAATTACATCCGAGATGGAAGCTATCTGCTCAACTTCATAAGCTTATCGGGATACGTTGACTTTTTCTTTGTTTTACTATATAATTATGATATGAAAAAGGGCAGCCATCATTCTGAAGAAACATTAGCTCAGATGTCTGGGTCTCATAAAGATAACAACCCCTCTGAAGAAACGTTAGTAAAGCTTCGAAAGCCTAAGTCTGAAGATCACAAAAGAAAGATATCGGTGGCCAGATTAGGAATGAAGTTTTCAGTAGAAACTCGAAGAAAAATGCGTGAGCATCATTGTGGTGGTCGAGTAGCGGGATTTACGGTGTCTGAAGAAACAAAAGCAAAACATCGTAAACCCAGATCTGAAGAAACAAAAGCAAAGCTTCGAGGAAGACATCATTCTGAAGAAACTAGAGCAAAGATGTCTAAATCCCATAAGGGGATGAAGTATTCGAAAGAGCGAAACAAAAAGATCTCTGCAGCTGAGACAGGTGAAAAGCACTGGAACTGGCATGGAGGTAGTACTTGTAACTACACACCTGACTGGTCTTCAATCTCCAAACGAGAAATTAAGTTAGCTGAAGGTATTTGTTGTTGGCCTGGTTGTGTTCGTACTGCTACTGGTTCGCATCACATCAATGGAAATCCACAGGATAATCGAAGAGCAAATCTTCTTCCTCTTTGTGATACTCATCATAATCCTTGTTCTGGTCGTAAACGAGATCTTTTGCAGCTAGAGTGTATGGAAATTCAAAGACTTCGTGGAATTTTGAAGTGCTAGTATGGCTAAGAAACAAATTTCAGAGTTCTTTCCAGGTGTATGGAAAGATACTTCGGAATTTGTAACGCGATGCATTTTTTGTGGGGACCATAAAGATCACTGGCATTTGAATATAAATGTTTCTCTAAAAGTTTGCCATTGTTTCAGATGTGGGAAAGGGTCAACACTTCTTCAGTTATTTCAAGAAGCTGGTTACGACTATAGTGAGCTTGATGCTGATTCCCCTCCTGTAATCGAAGAGCAAACAGGCATACAGGCGCTAGATCTACTGTCTTTCCCCCTGATTCGGGGAGTAATGACGCCTTTAGATAGATTAGCGATGAACTACGCGATTTCCCGCGGTCTCACAAGAGAAGATGTAGAGATGTATAATCTTCGATACGCACAAAGTGGTCGGTTCTATGGACGAGTGATGATTCCTGTATTTGAGGTAGGAGTCTTCGTATGTATCTCTGGTCGAAGCATGTTGCCTTGTATAAATCCAAAGTACATGACACCACATCGAGGAGAGACAATTCTCACATCAACTGAAGCAGTATTCGGTATTGATAATGCTTCTGACTTAGCAGAGAAGGTTGTTATCGTTGAGGGTGCGTTTGATGCTATTGCTGTAAACAAAGTACTTCAGAAAGAGAAGATCTATGCAGTAGCACTTTCCACGAATCATATTTCGAAGGTTCAGCTTTCGAAGATTGTTATGATGAAGAAGCCTCTTGTGGTGATGCTTGATGCCACTGCCCACAAAGAGGCACTTACTCTTGCACGCTCCCTCAAGCGTTTTGTTAGCGATGTTTCAGTTGCTAAGCTTTCAGAGGGCGACCCATCTTCTCTGGGCGAACGAATCAGGGAGGCTGTGCTCCAACCGTTTGCCTGGGATCGTGAGATGTTTTAATAAAATGTACAACAAATCTGAGATCGACAGACTATTTACCATTTATGTTCAGACTCGGTCGAACCTTGCATTTTCAAATCTAGTGTTAGAGTGTTTGCCAATGGTTGATGTTGTAATTTCAAAATACGAATTGGATGATGAAACTTCAAAGGACGTTATACAGAACGTTCTCTACAAGATCTTCAGAAGATTCAAAACTCATACAAACCTAGAGAAGTATTTCGTGAATCCTTCCGTGTTCCTTTTTTCGTACTTCTCGAGATACATTCAAGCTGAGATTTACCATCTGCTTGGAGAGTTACGTGGTCGAGACTTTATAGAAGATTTAGACGAAGCTAGCTTAGGTCAGGCCATGGACCCTGAGAAGATTTATCTCGTCAAGGAGCAAATTGATGATCTTATAGCTCGTTGCAAAGAGAAGGCAAGCTTTCGACTAGCATTATCAAACTCCTCCAGACAGCGAAAATCACTGATACATCAGATACTTGAAAGAATCTATCAAGAGTTAGGTGGTTTAGAATGAATTTTCTAGACGATGAGTTTGAGAAGGCGCTGGTATCGAACGCACATCTGTTTCCTGCTTCGATTATCGCTGACCTGCTGATGCACTTTGAACCGAACATCGTAGCGAAGTTCTTGAAGATTTACTCAGGTCAGCAACTAACGTTTCCTACGATTGAGTCCATTTGGAAGCATCATAGAAATATGGTTGTTGTTGCAACGTTGAAAATTCGAGATTCTCGAATCATTAGAAAACGATTAGCTATCCACTTTGGAATACCTGTTCGTAAGGTTAGTGAGATTTTCACGACACATAAGCATTCAGCAAAGCCTGCTCCTCTTTCGGAAAGAGCTATTACTCAGATATCTGAACGAATTTTTAAGGGGGAGATTGACGAGACCCTTAAAAATATTCAGCTTCTATTGCAGAAAAAGTAATCCTTGCTATTAACAGAAAAGTCATATATAATAAAACCATATGGATAATTATTCAATAGTACCAGTTACGGACATAGAGAGTTCGACACTTAAGGTGCTGAAAGGGTCTGTCGCAGAGATCAGCCTGAGAAGCGTAGCAGCTGTTCGGGCTAAGTACGATGCTTACGTGAAGGTCTACAGGTCTTTTGAGACGTTCATTATCAATCAAGCTGAACTGCTGAATAGCACACAAGGAATGGTTTTAACTCAGAATGAGAAGCTCAGCTTAGCTAAACTCGTTTGGGACTGGCTCTCGCAGACAGAGGCATTTCTAATCGGCAACGAGGATGCTCTGTTGGGTGTTGACGGCAAGGTTCGTGAGAAGTTCACAGAAGAGGCATTCAACAACTTCTCTCCTGAAATCAAGGAAAAACTTATCGTAAAATTTAATTTACTGAGAAATGATATGCTTACAAAGTTTAGTGAGTGCGTCGTGGAAGCTATTCACGATCAGGAAAGCTTGAAGAAAGAATAGAAAATGGGACAGCTAGCTGATCAAGAAGTAAGGGATCTTACTGATCGTGTTCTAGGAATAGTCTCAAGAATCGATTCTCTAGAATTTGGATCAGCTTCAGATCTTGCTTTACGATCTATGGAGTTTATCTATAAAGAAGGTCCTCCAGTTGATATTCAGACCTTCATTACGGACGACTACTATTTTGGTAAGATTGGTAAGGAACTCTATCCAGCTAACATTCCAGACATCTTAGACATTTTCGATCCTAAAAACCAGTACACTGAAGTTATATTCACGGGAGCTACTTCCGTTGGGAAGACATTCAGTGCTTGCATTTGTCTTGCTTACATGATCTATTTACTATCTTGCTACACTATGCCACAGAGAGCAATTGGTGGTAGTACATCTACTGACATTATCTTCATAAACATGAGCGTTTCTGCTAGGAAGGCAGAAGGTGTTGTTTTTACTCAAGTTAAAAATATGCTCGACCGATCACCCTATTTCAGAGAGAAGTTTCGTAGGGATATGTCTTTAAGCTCCTCGCTCATCTGGCGTCTCTATAAGGATGCAGAATCAGAAAGAACGGGGTCAGCAATTCGATTCATTCCAGGAACCTCAGACAGTCTCTCCGCACTGGGTGAAAACTGCTACGGTGGTGTTATAGATGAGTGCAACTTCTTTCGAATCATTTCGAAGTCCTCGAAAGCAATTGATGGTGGGGAATACGATCCTGCCCAAACTTTGTATGACACGATTTCGCGTAGATTGAAGGGAAGATATACGATTGACGGCAAAAGCATCGGCAAGCTGTTTCTCATTTCATCTGCGATGTATCCTGACGATTTTATCTCGAGAAGAATAGCAGAAGCTGAATCAGACGGGACACTTGGTACCACACTGAAGGTTATAAAGAAGTCAGAGTGGGAGGCGAAGGAAGGCGTCATTATCAATGGTAAGAAGGTTCATTCGGAACAGACGTTTCGAGTTGAGGTTGGGAGTAGCCGAAAGAATTCTAGGATTTTAGATAGCTACGATCGTAAGACTAATACAGTTACCTCGAAAGACTATTTGGACATAGAAGGAAAGGTGCTTCACGTTCCTGTTGATCTCTATGAGCACTTTTACAGAGATGTTGATGGGGCGGTGCGAGACTTTGGTGGAGAAGTTACTCGAGCGATTTCACCCTTCTTTCCTGACATGGACTTGTTGTATAGATGTATTGATAATGAGTTACAGCATCCTTACTCCAAGGATGAGACTACGTTACGTGATGGGGTATCATTCAATTATGAAACGCTGTTTAAGAAGGATGAAAGCGGGCACTGGAAGCCTAAACGTCATCCAAACAAAGCTCGATATTTTCATGGTGACTTAGGAATTACTCAGGACTGTGCTGGACTTGCTGTTGTTCATATTGCTGGTTGGAAGCAGACTCAACTGGGTTCGATGACTGCTGGTGGTATTCCAGCTGTAGAGGATCGTCCCATATATGAAACCGACCTCATTCTTCGAGTTACACATCCCTACAAAGGTGAGACGAAGATTAGCGACATCAAATCGGTATTGATAATGCTGAGAGATTATGGAATGTACTTTGCCAAAGGGTCTTTTGACCAGTTTCAGAGTACGGGAATTAGACAGGAGCTTGAGACAGAAGGATTCAGCGTTAACAAGCTGTCTGTGGTTTCTGATATCACGCCTTACATGACGTTGAAGGATGCAAGCTACGAAGGTAGATTAGTGATCTATCGGTATCGACCATTTCTTGAAGAGATGGCAGCTTTGGAACGTAGGGCAGATAAGATTGAGCATCCTGAGCCAAACGGTAGCAAGGACACAACGGATTCTGTGGCAGGGGCCGTTTATCAAGCGTTTATGGCTGAGGTTAGGGCATCTTCAAAACTAATCAACTCGAGAATGCCTGTAAAGAAGACGGTCAACTCTACACCTCAGATAACGTTAGGCTCTATTCTTACAGAGTTTCAATCGTGGGTGAGGAAAGGATAGAAGATGAATAAGTGGTTAGTTCAGTTTCGTTATAAGAATGTGCGATATTCTATAAATGTTTTTATGCTAGAGTCGGTCGTTGCTTTAAGTGAATTACACGACAAAATTGTGAAGTTTCTTGTTGACGAACGTGGACTGAGTGGTCCCGATGTTGTTATAATTTCTGTTGTAGAAGTAGAACACCAGAAAACCAATAACCTTCTTTTTGAGAAAGATCGAAGGGATGCGGATTCAAAGAGGAACACATGAGCGAAATAGGTAAGGATACTACTTTCTTTCAGTGGCTGAGCGGGGTGTTTTCAAGGCAAAAAACTACCACTCCTGTAAGAACAACGGAACCAAAATCTACATATAGAGATCTGAGCTCGGTTGCTTCATGGAGTGATTTAGCTTCCTGGTATTCTTCTGCAATGAAGGATGAGGTAGGTCGAACTGCTAAATATCAGTTATACAGGTTTCTTGATGAGAACTTAGCAGAAGCATCGACCGCTCTAAACATCTATGCAGATAACGTTGTTAGCGGAACGATTGGTGGAGAAGAGAATTACTCTATTTATATTGGAGAAACGGTCCCGAACAAGGAAGGAATTGAAAAGATTGTAAAAGACTTTGAAATGCGTACTGGTATCAAAGACCAGGTTTGGGACATCAGTAGAGACTTGACTAGAGATGGAGACGTTTTTCAAGAGGTTGTAATTGAACAGGTAGGTGACCGAGTTCGTATAGCAAAATTCAAAGATTTGCCCACTGCTGAGGTTTTTAACGATGTTGATGAACGAGGCGTTGTGAGAAATCCTGACTTTCCTTACTATCAGCTCCCAACACAAACTGTGTCTTTGGGTGGGGTATCTGGAGGACGAATCAACTTTGAGTGGTGGAGGCTGATTCATCTTAAGATTGGTAGACGCACATATGGAGTCGATCGTAGTTTGTTCGGTAATGCTGCTAAGCGTCTTGGCAGACAATTGATAATGATTGACGATGCGCTTGTAATGGCTCGACTTTCTAGAGCCGTTATGCGATATGTGTTCACAGTTGATGTACAAGGCATTCCACCAGATGATCGTTTTGCTTATGTGCAGAAGTTTATGAACCAGATTAAGAGGAAAGAGGTTATTGATCGATCTTCTGGTAAGCTTAACATTCTTGACGCTCCTTGGTCTCCAGATGATGACATTGGTATTCCAACCGAACCGGGTGTGAACCAAGGGGTAAGCGCAATTGGTGGGGATACAAACATTACAAATATAGCAGACGTCCTATACCTTAGAGATAAGTTTTTCGGAGTACTAACGATTCCTAAAGCGTATGCCTCGATTGAAGAAGGCACTCGATCGAGAGCAACGCTAGATAAGATTGACGTTCAGTTTGCTAGACAAACGAGACGCAAGCAAGCATGTCTTGTTCCAGGTATTCGTAGGATGTATGAGCTTGAGTTTTACTTGAATGGAATTGATCCAGAATCATTTGAATGGGAAGTAGAGTTCCCTGAGTTAGCAACCTCTGATGAGATGGCAATGTGGGAAATGATGAATCTGAAGGCTGCTGTTGCAAAATCTTATGTTCTAGACATCGGCGTACTGAATAACGATTGGATCTTGTACGAGGTTTTGGGCTTCGACGAAAAAGAAGTGAAAAAATATGCTGCTATCAAACAAGAAGTTTTGCCGCCAGAGGCACAATCACAAACGACCCCATCAGCTGGCTCACAGTTTATTCCAGCAGAGATGAAACAGAGAATTCTGAAAGATCCATATTTTCGCCAGACTCTTGAGGATCTTAGGGATATGGTCCAAAATAAAATTATTCGAGAAAAACGGTTAGAAGGTAAGGTACCTATCGGTATATCCAGAACGCTATCGCTGAGAAATCGATGGGAAGACTAAAAAGGAGAGTAACATGACTGAATTTTTGAAAAAGTGGAAGGAACAGAATGCTTCTTTCGATCCGAAACGGGTCGAGAAGTTTGAGAAGTTAAGTGAGGTTGTTGACGTTCTTTTAGCCGTACAGCTTCCTGAGTTAATTGATTCTGAGCTAGCTGATCCTCTGATGAAGCTTAAGACTGAGATTGGTGAACTTGTGGCCCATCTTACCAAGATTGATAATGAGATTGCACAGCTTACTCAGAAGAAGGGCCCGTTTGGTCGTCCTGTTGTTGTGAATGCTGTGAAGGCGGAAGAACCGACGAAGAAGTAGATGAACTTTTTGGATCGGGTCGAGCAGCTTCTTCCGTTTCTTGAAGAATCGGAAAAATCGCTTACGTCCGACATCTCAATCGATTCGTTACGTGCTTCACAGAGTTCTCTGCTTTATAGTTTAGGGGGGATGAACCCAGAGTTGATGGTTCAGGGGATGAGTGAATATACGGCTCTGATGAATGAGTTTAAAGCGAAGCTTGTTTCTCTAGTAGCAGATACCCAATCGGGCGTGCTTAGTAAGGAGCAGTCATATTCTCGATGGGCAGAGTTAACGGACTCATACTACAAGCAAATGTTTGAGGCCGGTGCTAAGGCTGCTGGCAATCCTTATTATCAATCGTTTGGGATAACGAAGAAGGATGAAGAATTCATAAAAGGTGCTAGAGAAGAAGAGGGTCAGTATTTTGGCTCGTTTCTGGATGATATAGAATCAGGTGCGGGGAAAATCGACTATGCTACTCGTGCAAAGTTCTATGCAGATTCTGCTGGCAGCCAATTTTTTAATGGCCAAATTGCTGGACACGGCGATAACATTATCATTCACTGGGTTATGGACCCGCTTGCTGAGCATTGTTCAACCTGCCCGATGATGGCTGTTAAGACTTATACCTGGAAGACACTTCCGTTTGTACCAAGATCTGGATTTGATACCACTGAATGCGGATCAAATTGTCGTTGCCATCTGGAATATAGTCCCGCTGCTGAGGGTGTTGGAATTCCTACTACACCAGGAAGGGGCACAGAGCAGGCACTAAAAACTCCCGGACGTAATGCTGAAATATATACAGCAGACGGCAAACAAATGCATGGCGAGCTTGAGAAGCAGGTTGACGATATCTACGCACAGATGTACAAGGCTCGTCAGATGATTGATATTGCTCCGACAGCTGAAGAGAAAGCTTACTGGATTCTAAATAGAAGAGAGCTAAACAAGTCGCTCATTTCACTTACGGGCAATTATCGAGTACTTCCGACAATTTCTGTCAAGGACCTAACTAAGACAATCAAGTCTGCTGCTGACCTAGGTTATTTTCTTACAACGAAAGCCAAGCTTGATATCGGTCAGGAAATCTTGTTAGTTAGAGGTAGCTATGCTACGTATGGTATAGTTGACTTTATGAGGAACGAGCTTGCAGTTAAGACTGCAACAGGAATGAATATACCAATTGACGATCGTATAGACATTCTTTTCTCACTGAAGAAGACCGTCGTTCCCACTGCTGAACAGTTGGTTGAGATAGGCACTTCAGCCTCTGGTAACTACGGTCATGATGGGAGAGATGGAGAAGTTGGGGGATCAGCATTATCAAGGAAACTTCTTTATCATGGTACTATCGATCAATGTGTTCAAGACATAATGAAGAATGGCCTAGTGCCACAAGGAGGAAAAGGGGCTGACTCAGGTGCTGTCGGTAGTTCAACTCTTGCTGGTACCTATGCTGCAAAAGCTGTAGGACATACTTATTTTACACAGGACAAAAGGGCAGCTGGTTTATTTGCTGGCTATGCTTCAAAAGCTAATCCTGGAAGCAAAGCTGTAGTATTAGAGATTCGAATTGCAAAAAGTTATGCAAATATGCTAGAAAAGGATCCAAATACAAAAGGACAGAATCTGTCTTCACTACGACTGCAGGGAGCGATTCCTCCTGGAGCATTCAAAATAGTGAGGGTGTACGACAAAATAAAATTTGGTGATGTCAATTGGTGGGAACATATTGTCGTGGAACAGAGCCAAGTCGAAGAAACAGCATCTGAGGATTTTTCTGTTACTGTCTTCTTGGGACTGGCTGTGGAAGACAAGATCCACGAACACAAACAACTTCCTCTCAACACGAAGTTAGTGAAGCTGCTGTTAGGCAACGATGAGCAGCTCTTCGAAGTCTGGATGAACCTGTATGAAGAGTTTGTAGCAAACGATTCAGCAATACCGATAGATCGAGCCTGGATCTCGTTTAAGGAGCTTTATCAGCATAATCGAATCTCTGATGTGTGGACTCTGAAAGATCAACCGATAACGGAGATTGGTACATCTCAGTCTGGTAACTATGGACATAAGGGTAGGAAAGATATTCGTGGTGGTTCTGCTAAAGAAGGTGAAACTCAAAGTAGCACCGAAAAGTTAGCAATTAGTCCCCAGTCTTATATTCTAAGACGTGGTAATCTTAAAACACCAGATGAATCTGAAGCAGAATTTAATAGATCAATGAGAAAACAGTATCCCGACGGGCAAGTGCCGCTGTTTCACGAAAGTACTATAAAGGCACTTGAGAGTATTCGTAAGAATGGTATCAAAATTGGAGATGCGGGCATATTTGCAACGGTAGGAAAGCCAGGGGGATTTGTAACTGCTAAGGATAAGATTATTGTTGCATTTGATGCTGAATACGATGATTTAACTCCAGACATGCGCTATTATGACCAACCGGATGATCCAGAGGATCCGTTTGCTTCCTTATTGAAAGAGCACAAAGGTATATTTGGGGCTGACGTAAGTTACAACAGAGACCAAGTTTCTGCTAGAGACATAAAATATATTGCTGTAGTTAAAGATGGAAAAGTTGTTGTAAGGTATTACTATCCTTTTACAGATAGTCAGTTGGTTAGAGAAACCCTTCATGAAATCGGAACATCAGCCTCAGGATTTCACGACCACAAAGGTGGAGTAGGTGGTGAAGGTAACCCTGGAGGAAGCCAATCGGATGCGTCAGCTACTGATAGTAGTAAGGATATAACCGATCCAAAGGATCCTAATCAAACACATTACTTGGGTAATTTTGGCAGGAATCCTGATGAGCATATCCCCCTCACTGTATTTTTGTTAAAGAACTATATTTCTTCTTCAACAAACGATACTACACTTAACGATGTAGCATCCAAGGAGTATAGTCTTAATGCAGTAGACCAGGCTATGAAGACGATAAGTCCGGTCGATTTAGAAGTTGTTGCACGAAGGTTATCCGAACGAGACCCAGAGAACTTAAATAAAGCTTTTTTATATCCCTCAGAGAAGTATTTTGATCAAGCTAAAGAATCTTTACGTAAAGAGTTTGAAGCTCGGTTTGCTGAAAGATTCAATGAGGATTATTTTAACCCTAAAGCTATAAATACTTCTGTTGAGAAGTTAAGAAAGGAAGCCGGTGAATATTCTACAGAAGGTCTTCAGCTATATAGAGGAATAAAACTAGATAAGAGTCTACTTGAAAAAATTAATAAAGAAATAGAGGAGAAGGGATTTTATGATTTCAATGTGATGCCTGTCTCGTCTTATACCGAGAAACGTGAGTTAGCAAACAAGTTTGCACTCTATGGAGAAGGTGGTCGTAGTCCAGGATCGATGTCTGGTGGGGGAGGGGGCGCACGTATGCGTGGATGTGTATACTCAATTTTAACTCACAAAGAGGATGTCTGGCTGCATTATAAGCAGAAAACGTGGAAAGAATTATCAAAGAAAGAGCCCATTAAGTTTCATATTGGTGGAAAAACCCAGTATGAGATCGTTCATGGTCATCCGAAAGGTTTTGTTAGATTGACGAAAGATAATTTCTGGAACTGGGAGTGAGGTGGAATATGATTGATCTAAAGTTGCTTATAAAAGATATTGTTGACAAAACACTTAATTCTACGAGGCTACCTAGAACATCATCTCCTAAAGACATCAGTTCAATTGTTCAAAAAGTTAGATCGATAAGGAAGAAAAAATATGATAAAACGCGTTGTTCTTGATGCGGGCCACGGTGGCTCCGATCCAGGAGCTTCTGGTAAGACTGTTGCTGAGAAAGTAATTACGCTAGGTGTTGCATTGAAGCTTCGTGATATTCTTCTCTCAGCTGGTATTGAAGTTCTCTTGACCAGAGAGACAGATCAATCTGTTTCTCTACAGTCCCGAGTACAACTAAGCAATGATTGGGGTGCAGACTTGTTTGTTTCAATTCATTGCAACGCATATTTGACCCAAATCGCCCACGGCATAGAAACTTGGTATTACACACAAGACGTACTTGCTCAAAAGTTTCAGACCGCAATGATGGCACGGTTTCCTGATCACACAGACCGGGGGATCAAGAAGGCCAGCTTCTATGTACTTAAGTATACAGTTTGTCCTGCTGTGTTAGTGGAGTTAGAGTTTATCTCAACACCGGAACAGGAAGAATTCTTGAAGAACAACATTGATAATGAAGCCTCAGTGCTTTCTGAGGTGATTCTAGCGCAGTAACGAGAAGATGAGTATTCTAACGGAAGAAGAGCAAAAAATTGCCGCTGAGGTTATGGCATTAAGAGAAATTGGGGTCCGATGGTGTACGCTTCGGAACCGCTTTAGATTGAGTCAGGAAAGAATGGAGTACTTGGTTGCAATCTATCGATCAGAACAGCTTAAAACGGATTGATAATGAACCGCACATCTCCGATGGATTGGATTCGATTCTCTTCTCGCTACTGTTAACGACGATTGATGGTTACTTAAGACGAGAATCGGATTACATTGAAGATGTTAGTAATCTGAATGATTCGGATATATTCTCATTTAATCAACTATGCACTTACTTTCAAATTAATACGAAAAAGCTAGGTGAGCGGCTCCAAGTTATGACTCTCAGACAGTGGTTGAGTCTTAAGAGAGCTTACAACCTTTCTTTCAAATCGACCAAACTTCAGAAGCATGTGGATAAACAATTGCCCGAGAAGATCTGCCCAACATGTCATCAACCCTTCAGAACTCTGAATAAGTTTTGCAATAGAAGATGCGTACGATTTACTAAGAAAAAAGTGCAGCCAACGATACCAACTAACAACGTGATGCCAGATGGGAGTCATCAATCCTCAGGTACAATATAAGGAGCACGAGAATGAAAACCAATGAAGAAAACTTAAAAGCTGCAAAAGAGTTATTTGAACGATGTTTACACATCATGGAAACCAAAAATCACGATTATGCTAGCTCTACTAACTTTTTTAAGAACCTCTCGCTTTCAGAGTACCTGGGGGTTGCAAAGACAGAGAATGGTATAGTAACGCGTTTGTTAGATAAGATTATTCGTATCTGTAATGGTATACAACGTGAGTACTCTGTAAAAGATGAGAAGATTGATGATACTATTCTTGATGCCATAAACTACCTTGCCTTGTTGTATCTTTACCTGATGGATCAACACAAATGAAGCCAGTCGTTGTATTTGACCTTGACGAAACCTTGATTCGTACAAACGTTCTTTACCAGTCCGCTCGTGCAGCTGCATGTAGTATTATTTTTCAGTCTATACGAGCCCAGCCTATTATTCTACATGATCTAACAGTTGAGAGTATTGACACGATTTTTCAAAGTGTTGATCTTCAACGTCGTGCTCAACTACCTTTTAGTAAAGAGCGCTTTTCTGAGTCCTTAGTAATCTCCTACGCATTGATCTCAGCATATTCTGGTAGTCAGTACTTTGTTAGCATCGAGAAGATGTTAAGGAGCGTCGGTGAGGCTATCTATACACAGCGTTCAGAACCTTATGAGGACGTCTTCCCTGCGCTAAAGAAGTTTTCGTCTTATGCAGAATGCCTTATTTTTACTACTGGTGATGTCGATGTTCAGGAACGTAGGCTAAAAGAGGCTCAGCTTCTTCATTACTTTGACAACGTTTTCGTTACGAGAGTCAAAGGACCTGTTTCCTACGGAGAGATACTCAAATCTGTTACCCGACCAGAATTAAGGAAGATTTATTCGATTGGAAACTCCTTGACGATGGACCTGCTCCCTGCTAAGAAGCTGATGATCGAGTGCTTACATATTGTTAGACCTGAGGATACGGGAAATGAGATTGCTGTTCCTGCAACCGATATGAAGATGCTGGAAGAGGTTAAGAAGATCAACTCTCTCGAGGATGCATTCGATCATATTGAGCAGGAGTGTGGGAATCAGGAATCCTCTGTAATTGTAGCAAAAACTCCTAGGATTATTGTAATCTAAAAAAAAGAAGACCATAAAAATTTTACTTGATTTTTGTTATGTAGTCGATTATAATATAAATAGAGAAGAAAATTCGCTATGCCAACCGATAGCAAGAGATCAAGAAAGTATCGTAAAGATAGTAGGCTTTCTAGTAATACCTGGACTGATAGAGCAAAGACGTGGAAGAAGACAAAAAGAGACCGGAATAGGAGCGGTAGGAGAGCACCAAATGACAACGAAGGTCAAACCTAAGAATCCTAACCTATTAGAAAG